CAATGTTTCCATAATTCGTTCCGTTAGCTTTCGTGTATTCCAACGTTTGATAGCTTCTTCCGTTTTTAGAACTGTTGTCCTAGCACCACATATTGTACATTCAATGGTGCTTTCATCTGCTATACATGCCCATGTAAAAGCCACTTTAATTGCTTCTCCTCCACAAAACGGACATGGTAATAATTTATCATTCTGCATCTTTATTCCTCCTTAAAACGAGCGTTCTAATAATTCCTTAAAATCTTACTTTCTCCACACTTTTTACATCTATAAGTCCACTTCTTCCCAACTGTGTAAGGCTTTACTGTTTTGCCCCAACAATCCGTATCATCATAGACCTCTATTTTATCTAACAATTCCCATTCATGCTTGCAGAAACAAGAACGTATGTAATTTATTAACCATCTCATATACTACTTCTCCTTTTCATCTACATTCTTACTAAAAATACATGCAATAGCTGATATTGGTGCAGTTATGCAATAAACTCCTATTATATATAGAAGAATTACAACACCACAAAATGTCCAAAAGTCTCTGAATATAAAATTTAATATCTCTATCATCTATTTCTCTCTTTCTTTGATTGCATAACCACATATACAAGACAACCACACCAAACCACATCCTACCCACCATTGCCATGTAGCCATGTTATAACCTAAATAATTCATGAATACACTGATTAAAATACATAGTGTCCAATATAAATATTTCACTTATTCTTCTCCTTTCTCAAAAAGCAATAGAAGTCCTATTTTATTAGCAAAATCGGCTCATTTTTTATCTATATATAGTGGTTATTTTGTGTGTATACCTCTATATACAGACCATAAACTTACATCTCTTTCAACCAAGTCTGTCTGTTCTTACTCTTGTTGTTATCCATACACATTTTGAACGCTTGAGGCTCTGCTAATAACAGACATCTCTTCTTTGCCCTTGTGATTGCTGTGTATAATAAACAAGTATCAAGCAGCGTATAATGAGTCATATCAATAAGGATAATTACTGTCTTATAGCCTGAACCTTGACTCTTATGAATTGTCATCGCATAAGCTAAATCCAACTGGTCTAATTCACTTCTTGTATAAGTAATAACCTTTGTTTGGTTATTCATCTTAAACTCAACAGTAAACTCTAAAGTCTTTTCTTTGCCATTCTGAACTTCCTCAATGTTGGTTATATATCCTACTTCTCCATTGAAAACATTCTTTTCGTAGTTATTATCAATCTGCATTACTTTTGAGCCAATAAGATATTCTTTCTTACCCAACTTCATTGTCTTACCCTTCTTATCAAGAAGAATGTCGCTCAGTCGAATGTTGATTTCTAATGTACTATTCTCACAGTTCTCTTTTCTTGGAGTAATAATAGCAACTTCGTCCATACCATCTTGTTCAATGGCTTTAAGATATGATTTGATTGCAATGTTTCTAAGACCTTCTCTTGTGTCTCTAAACATATAGGTCATATCTTGTAATTCTCCATTAACAATTCGTAATTCTGGCTGTTCAATCGGCATAATACCCTCACGAATCTTGTTCGCATCAGATAAAATACCTGACTTTTCTGCTTGTCTTAATACCTTTGTTAAGTGAGAAATGTGCAAACTATCTGTTTTAAGAAGTAAATCTCCAAAGATATTGCCATATCCGATAGGTGGTAACTGTCTGTTATCTCCACACATAATGACTTTTGCACCCTCTTTAATTGCACTCACAATAGCGTGATACACATAAGAGTTAATCATTGAACACTCATCAATCAGAATTATATCTGAAGTTAATGGATTTTCATGGTCATGTTCAAATCCCTTTTGTGGATTAACACCCAACAATCTATGTATTGTAGAAGCTGGAAATCCAGTTGCTTCTGTAATTCTCTGTGCAGCTTTAGCTGATAATGCACAACATGAGATTGAATAATTTGCGTGTTTGTAGATGTTTAATAATGCTCTTGAAATCGTACTTTTTCCTGTTCCTGCTTTACCAGCAATGACACAAACATTATCTTCCAAACTTGCCTTTACTACTTCTCTCTGTTCATCCGTCAATTCAAATCCTTGTTCTTTTTCTGCTTGCAAGATACCTTCATTAATATCTTCTTCATTCAATTCCAAACAAGGATAACTTTGAATGTCTTTTAAGATACTATAAACATCTCGTTCTAATTCGTAGTAGTTTTTCAAACCAACCTTGTCACCATCGAAATGTAAAATAATTTCATTTTCTTTTTCTGATTCAATAAGTCTTGTGAGAACATCCATACATTCTGGAATATTATCTCTCACTGCATTTTCTAAAATTTCTATATTAACCCATGTATGTCCTTGATTATTACCAATCTCCTTTAGATGATATTTGATAAATGCATAGGTTCTTTTTGCAGAAACCTTAATATCTGGATTGAGTTTTAATGCTAGTGAATCAACAGTCTTAAACCCAAAACCACGCAAGTCGAGCATGATGTACGGATTATCAAGCAACTTTTCTTTTAACAACGCAGGATTTGGCTCTCCCATCAATAACTTCTTTATCATTGCGTACTTAACACCCAAAGGTTGTAAAAGGATAAGAATATCTGATATAACATAATTCTCCATAACCTTTTCTTTTATAGAGTGATAAGTCATTTCGCCAATGCCCTTTAACTCTTTAAGGTCAACGTTATCTGTTCCTTTAATAATATCTTCTACAATGTTTGGATACTTCTCTAACAAAATTTCTGCCTGTCTATCTGTAATAATAGATGTTAGGAACATTTTCTGTTGTTCCTCTGTCTTTGGTGTGACGGAGGTTATAATCTTTGGCTTATACTGATATGATTTATATTTTGCATTGTAGTCCAATGTGGCAGTCACCTCATATTCAGACCCAATATACAATTGTTGCATGTTACCTACCAACATAGACATCTTCAAACCTTCTGTATCAGTCTGAAATGGAGATGGTGGCACTAAATCATATTCAGGAATATCATCTTTTGTGTGAAATACAAATACGCCATAACTCGAATCACTACTGTAATATCTTTCGTGAACTGGCACGCATTTGAACTTAATTTCCTCTATTTCAATCACTCCTTACTTTAATTTAGATAGCTTTCTATCATCTAACCATTGCTCATAAGTCTTCATTTCTTGAACAACTGCCTTTTCATCACTCTTTTTACACAACATTGCAATCTGATTACCTTTCTTAATAAGGTCTTCATACTGCTTAAATTGTGTATGCCAACAAATAACTTCAATCAAACCAAATGCTGAGTATGTCCAAATAAAGGCGAATTGCTTACCATTTCTGTCTTTCTTCTTTTGGATGTTAGAAATTGCACCAACTACTAAACCTTTTGCACCTTCTTCTACTTCATCAAATGGTGTCTTTATATACTTGTAAGCTTCAACAAATGGATTATCATTAATAAACACTGACAACGCATCAAACTCCCAAAACTTCTCATTCTGCAAATACTTCTCTGCAAATTCATTCATAGAAGCATTGTACTTTTCGTCTTGTTGTTCTAAGTATTCCTTCTCCTTTTCTTTGTTGTATAAATCTAATCTTACTTGCTTATCTTTGATAACATCTGTATCTATACCATATTTCTCTTTTAGTACCGATAACTTTGGCAAAGATACAACTGGCTTATAAGGTTTCTTTTCAAATTGCTTTGATGCAAACTGTAATAAGAAATTTCTCTTATCCTTACAAGGAATAGCACCTGCTTTTGTTAAATCAATTACCACCTTATTTGAAGGATTCATACGCTCATAGAAGTTATTGAAGTTTTCAAATTTACCATTTGTAGTTCTTTCTTCTATTAATGAATCAACAAACTTTTCACCAACGCCTCTGATTGCTTCAAGTCCAAACAGAATTTTACCATCTGTGATAGCAAATCCTCTATCAGATTTATTTAAATGTGGTGGTAACAAAGATACTCCAAACTCTTTTGCGTCCAAGATGTACTTGTTTAAAGCACCATAATCATCACGTTTCTGATTTAACAATGCACAGAAGAATTCAACAGGATACTTACATTTCAAATATGCGGTCTTTAATGTAAGAATCGAGTACAATGCGGAATGCGATTTATTAAATAGATAACCGCCCTTGGTAGAAAGGTCATCACTAATCTGCTTTGCAATAGACTCATCATATCCATTATCAATAATTTCCTGATATAACTTAGCAGACTCAGATTTGACTAATTCAATGTCCTTCTTACCGATAGCTTTTCTAAACTTATCAGCACCACCATAGGTTCTTCCACCAAACTTTCTAACAATGTCCATCAATTGCTCTTGATAAATCATACATCCATATGTACTTTCAAGAATTGGTTTCATATCTGGATGAATGTATTTAACTTCTTGTCTACCATGTTTACATTCAATATATTCATCCAAAGCACCCATACTATCGGGTCTGTAAAGTGCCAAAACTGCTGATACATCCTCTAAGTTAGAAGGTTGTAATCTTAGCAATAAGTCTTTCATACCTTGTGACTCTACCTGAAATACACCATCTACCTTTGCAGAACATAACAATTTATATGTATCTTCACAATGTAAAAACTCAGGATTATTAATATCAATTTCCCATTTATCAATGTTTGCATACTTACAAGCATCTTTAATGGTATTTAATGTGGTTGCTAAACCAAGCAAGTCAAACTTGATAATACCAATATCTTCAATTACCTTTTTATTTACTTGGATAACGTGTTCGCCCTTGCTACCGATTTTCATAGCCATATAGTCAGTAATCTTTGTGTCTACAATACCAACACCACCAGCATGAATACTTGCTTGTCGTACTCGACCACTGATTTTGCTTGCTATATCAAACAATTCTTTGTAATCTACAAGCTCTTCATATAACTTAGGATTGTTTTCGATACACTCTTCAAATGTCTCAAAAACAAATTTCTTACTAATCTTGCTTACAATGTTGTATGGAATCTTTAATACTCTTCCTACGTCATTAATTGCTACACAAGGCGTAATATAAGAAAAGTTAATAACCTGACATACTCTATCTTCTCCGTATTTTTCAGTGAGATAGTTTACAACTTTTTCTCTGTCTGAGAAGTCAGTATCAATATCTGGCATACTTACACGTTCTGGATTTAAGAAACGCTCAAAAATTAAGTTGTATGTAATTGGGTCTAACTCTGAGATTCCAAGCAAGTAGTCAACAATCGCACCACCACCAGAGCCTCTACCGTCTCCTACATATACATCATTCTCTTTTGCCCAACGAATAAAGTCCCAAACAAATAAGAAATATCCGTCAAATCCCATTTGATGAATAATACTTAACTCATAATCTAAGCGTTCTTTTCTAATCTTTTGTTCTTCAGATGATAATTTATTAATACCTCTTGTGCACCAACCCTTATCACATAAATCTCTTAAATATGAATAGTTATCTTCAAAACCATCTGGTAATGGGAATGTAGGTAACTGTGGTGATTGGAACGGCATATCAACAACATCAATAAGGTCTGCAATAATATCAGAATTTTCAAGACCAATATTTACATTCTCTACACCGATTTGACTATCCATAGTTTCATGGATTTCTTTTTCTGACTGCAAATAACAACCATCATATAACTCTGCCAATGTTTCATTATCTCTTGCAATACGCACATGATAATCTTGATAATACAAATCTTCTTTCGTAGCAGCGTGACTATCTGTTGTAATAACAAAATCTGTATTTGTATCTTGTGCTAATTTGAGAATCTTCCTATTATAATGTGCTTGGTCTTCTGTCTTATGACTCTGCATCTCAAGATAGAAATGTGGGAATATAGATTTATATTCTTTCACATAATCAACACACTGTTCATAGTCGCTTTCTCTTGCAATTTTTGATGCCAAACAAGCTGATAATATAATCAAATTATCTGCATAAGGTTTTAGTAATTCCAAATCAACTCTTGGCTTGTAATAAAAACCTTCAAAGTTACTTGCAGTGATAATTTCGTTAAGAGCGATTCTTCCTGCTTCATTTTTTGCTAATGCGATGAGGTGAAAGTATTTACTATTTGGGTCTTGAACATGCATATCAAAACACTCGTATAACTCAACACCATAAATCATCTTAATATCAGGATAGTCTTTCTTTAACTTATCAAAATACACCCAACTGTACTGATTTCCGTGTTCTGTGATGGCGAAAGCCTTTAATCCTAATTCTTTTGCTCTTTCCAAGTATTCCTTTGGATGAGAGAACCCATCCAAAAGTGAATACTCAGAGTGGTTATGTAATGCACTTGCCAACTAATCACCCCTTACTGAAAATATAATCTTTAATAATAATTTGTGGAGTTAGGATGTTGTTGTAGTTGTTAATTGATACAGTTCCTACAACATCAATACTTCCTAGACTATACTCTTCTTCTCTATCTGAATTTGAATTGTACATCTGTAACACTTCATCTTTTTCAACATCAACATTGAATTTTACAAACGCATACCCTTCATCATTGATAACTTTCCATGAGTTTGAATTCTTGCCCATAACAAAGAAATTCTCACTCCAAATTGGAATATTTCTAATATGAACTAATGGCTCTTTGATACCTTGTCCAAAAATATCTTTCATTTCGTCAATAGCCTTAATAAATCCAACTGACAAATCACTGGCGTTAATATCAAAATCAACATTGAAGCATTTCTGGAAATCTATATCAGATAATCTCTCATTACATAGTTCAATAGATTTTGCAACATTTTCTCTTGGAATTGAAATACCTGCTGCGTTATCATGACCTTGTACAAACTCAAATGTACCTGTAGAATCTAAGAAATCCTTTAAACTCTCAATTGGACTGTTATCAAAGTTTCTACATGAACCACCATAGTATAAAGAACCATCTTCTCTTGCCTTCTGTCTTCTAAGTAATAAGCAAGGTCTGTTATACTTTTCTGCAATCTTAATTGCTACAAGTCCTGTTAATGTTTCTCCAAGAATATCTGATACATTGATAAACATTACTTTATCCTTATATATCTCTTTCTCCTTGATAAGTTCGTCAATAGCGTCTACACCCTTTTGAACATCTTTGCCTTGACGATTCTTTGCGTTGTAACATAATCTCGCAGCTCTTGTGTAGATATCCTCATATGATTCTTCTGTTTCTCCACGCTTCTTATACTTGAATACCTCATCCGTCTCAATAAATGCTCTAAACAACAAATCCTTATCTTCTGCACTACCAACACGTATCATGGCATTAAGAATCGGTGTTATATAAAACTGGACAGATGTGATATTGACAACACCATTCATTGAATATGACTGTTTTTCAATAAGTGCCTTGAACAATTTACTTCTGATTTTTGTTAATCCTAAATCTACATAGTATCTTGTTTCACACTCTCTCATATCCATAACATCACTGATGTTACCCAATGCAACGATATCCAACATCTTATCTGCGTAGTCTTCCCATAATTCTTCATCTACTGCTTTAATGAACTTGTAAACAATTCCAGCACCACAAAAGTTTTTATTCGGATAATCACACATCTGATTATTTACCACTATTGCAAAATCATTCTGTTTATCACAAATATGGTGGTCAAGAATAATAACATCAATACCCTTTTCAGTTAATTCCTTGCATTGTTCAATGTCATTACTTCCTGCATCTGGAACTATCAACAACTCTCAATCACTTGGTATTTCTACATCTTCAGAGATACCGTGTTGCTTCTTAGTATGTAATGAATATGTTACATCTATATCTTCTCCCAAGTGTTTGATATATCTGTAAACCATACTTGCAGACGTATAACCGTCAACATCAGAGTCAACAATTATATGGATTCTGCTTTTCTTTTCTATATGATTGATAAAACAACTTATTGCCTTATCTATATTTTTCAATAAATTAAAATCATGCGTACAATCCTCATTGAGATTAAGATACTGTTTCCAATTTTCAATACCACGATTTAATAAAATCGTCTGCTTTGGATTGTCTATATCATTCAAAGAATTTTTAATAAGTCTATAATTCAACCGTTCATCTCCTTACTTTAATCTGTACATACACTTTTCAAGCAACTGCTCAAACTTTGAAATGTCATCTGTTGGTGATTCTTTCTCGTTTAAAATACCAATCGTATCAATAAGTGCATATACTTCTGTACCATCTATGAATCTACTAGCAATATCATCAAGTTCTTCCTTTGTAATATCCTTGTCAAAAACAAAGATTATAGGAACACAAAGTCTTGTAAGTTTATCTATCTGACTCTTGGAAATCTTTGAACCACCTGTTGCAACAGCTTCAAAATATCCTTTGTCATACAACTGTTGAACTCCTTTTTCTGCTTCTACAACAAATACTCTTTGTGCTTTCTTAATAAAATTGATAGTCTTATAAAGTCCATACAATATTTGTGACCTTGCACATTTCTCGATATACATAAACTTCTGTTCATCTTCTGGTACTTGTCTATAAAAATATCTTGCTTTTACACCTACCAAATTACCTAAATCATCTCTAATTGGGATAGTGATTCTGTTAGTAAACTCGTCATAGCCAATTTCAAATTCTACTTGAGTGTCATAGCCTACCCCATCTTCACAAAACATATCGTTTACATATGGTTCAAAATACGAAAGTATCTTTTCTGGTATTGGTTTTAATGGCTTTTCTGCCTCCGTGTCAGTATCAACAGATTGCATTTCAACCAACATTTTTGTTAATTGAAGGCTTTTAGGTAGGTCTTCATCAAGATTTGAATAATAGTCAATGTCTAAAACATCACATATCCACTTAACTGCATATGGAAATGATTCATTCTTATAAAACTCCACAAGGGATATTAAATCTGTGTGGATGTTCTTACCATTCGATATATCCCTTGTATAGTTAATTGTTGTAAGGTTTGTGTTTTCATAAACACATACTGCTGTTGTATTGTCTCCATCAGGATTTGCACACTGGAAATATCCGTCCTTCTTTCTGATATGATGACAACCCAACTCTTCAAGGATTGTAGGAATGAAATTATTTTCAAGTATATGTTCTTTTAAAATCTCAATATCCAACCTTCAATCCTCCTTTACTTTTTAATTAGTTCTCCTATTTCAATCCAAATATTAAGGTCTAAATCTACTTCAAAGAGAAGCTTTACCTTTCTACCAAATCTGTTCTTATCAGTTACACAACAGTAATAACGCTTGTCTACATCAAGGTCATGGATTGTATTTGTTCCCCAATCACTACTTGTAATGTATCCGTACTTATGGAACTCTTGCTTTGGTATCTCTTTGAACAAAAATAATGTATGTAATACATGCTTTATTGACTTACAGTTTGCAATGTTACTTGATGTTAATTCATCAGGCTTAATAAAGTTTGCATCATCTGTAAGCTGAATTGACAGATAACCAAACATATCTAACTGCTTTGCCAATTCTGTAAGTTTTGTAGCAGTTACTTTCATAGCTGCCCAATCGCCAGTTGTGGATAAATCATTCTTAAATGTGTCGTAAAAGAAGTAACTGATACCTTGTGTTAAGTTTGCTTTTCTAATTTCAAACTCCAAAGTCTTGTCATCATACGCAGTTGATACATCTTTTACACAAATAAGACCTTGTGTTTCATCCTCAATCCAATCTGCGATTTTCATAATCTTTACATACTCCTCTGAATTTTCTGCAACCCTCTGAGCATATTCTTCAATGGTTTCAGTTACATCTCCCCACTCATCCTTGTAGGCGTAAATAAATTCACCGTTCTTGTCCTTGTATAATCCAAGTGTTAATTCTCTTTCTTTCTTCTTCAATTTCAATCCATGCAACGACTGAAACTCTGGATTATTGATAACTGTTGTAATCAACGCATATCTGATTTCTTCAACGGTCATCTCATTTAACAAAACAAATACCTTTTCTTTTAGAACTAAAGTGATATAAGCAATCAATTTTGTCATATATCTACTCTTACCTGCATTACTTAACATACCAACTGCCATTACAGACTTCTTTTTCATACCTCTCGTAATGTCATTCATCACACTAAATGGCATTTGCAATCCCAAATCAGGCGTTTCCATACAATGCAATAATGTAGTTTTGATATTTGTATTCAAGATTTCAGACTCTTCGTTTGTCAAAATAACTGTATGTATTCTGTCTGCCTTTGAACGAATCAATCTGTAAATATCCATAGCTGTAAGCATTTCAAACTTTGGATGATTTAATATCTTTTCAACGGAAAAACCATTTCTCTGATACTCTCTTAGTAATGAAAACTTTTTTAATACCTCAAAATATCCTTGGAAGTTGTCAACAACAGCAAGATTCATCCAATCTTCAAGTGTTTTCCAACCACCATATTTTTTGTATAAAGAAAGTCTTTCTTGGTCTTCTGCCATATATGTGCTTATAACACTTCTGTTAAATACTTGTGTTCTTGTCTGATAAAGGATTTCTGCATTATCATAAAAAAACTTTGTTGCTTCATCATGGAAGTCATACTTAGAACGTACATTATGTCCATGTTCAATGAACAAATCTGGTTTCTTATAAATACTTCCTACGAGCAAAATTTCATTTGTAATATTAGAAACAACCTCTATTCATACCACCGCCTTATATTTCATCTAACATTGAGTTAATATCTACCTTGTTATGAGTGTTACTAACTCGTTTTGGTCTCGCGACATCTGTATATTCTATCTTCTCTATACTTCTCTTTTTAGATTCATCCAACTCTGCAATAGCAATCTTTTGTTGCTCTTTCCACTTCAAATACGAATCATACTTAGAAAGTAGAATTGCCAAATCATAATTAACTCTATTAACTCCTGAGATTTCATTACCTTTCTTACGATTCTGTTCTGCTACTTTGTCCAAGTAATTTCTTTTCTGTCTCCACATATCAAGCAAATCTTCTGGTGGTACTGGTTTACTTAGATTTTTCATAGTACCTTTATATACAGAATCCATTTTGATATAGAAATATTTAGGAAAATACGAAATGTCATACATATCAAAAAGGAACTCATATAATTCAGTTTTGATATTTGTTTTCTTTTCAACATCTCTATCTGCTTGTCTACATTCATCTATGTATGCTTGACATTCTTCGATAGTTTTTGGTTTACGTTTCCTTGTTGTCTGTTCATTAATGTAGCAATGGGTATGATTTACTTTGTTATTTGGGGTTATAAAAAAATCTTCATTAGTATCCTTTAAGTCGATTAAATCCTTACAGATACTACATTTTCTTGTCATTGCTCTCATTCTTACCTCAAATCTGTATACCGCCCATTACAGACGGTATACATTTTTAATAATTATTTCTCTTACTTAGATACGATATTGTAATACTTCTTTAAATCTTCAATATCTGTTAACTTCTGATATGCCTTTGGAAGTCCAGCATTTGCAATCTCAGTCTGTTTCTTACTCTTCTCTGTCTGAGGAAGTTTGCTTATGCTTTCCTTAATTGCGTTCTGATAATCTTCTACTGTTGTGAGAGAAGAATTACCTTCATTCTTTTCAGCATTCATCTCGTCATCAAACTTAGCAGTACTCTTCTCCATAGCACGTCTTTCTGTATCAACAGAACTTTCTAAGGTATTTTTGATTGTAAAATCCTTCTTATCCTTGTTCTTATCAAGAACTGACTGCCATAACGTGATACTTGGTTCAATAATGATTTCATCTTGTCCACAAACCATAGTTCTGTCTTTATTCTCAACAATACCCTTGATAACACCGTCATCATCTTTGAATAATCTCAAGACAGTTTTTACATTGTATCTAACGTCCTTGAAACCAGAAGGCTGCTTACGACCAGTTGCCATAGCTTTAATTTCACCATTCTTATCCTTAAATGATTCCTTTTCGTCTTCTTCACGCATAGTAATAGCAAAGTGCTTACCACTAGCAAGTAAGTCTAAAATCAAATCCTGACCTTCAAACTTCAATACGTTATAATCCTTAATTTCCAAAGATGCACCTTCGATTGCAACTTCCTTTGCCATACCTGTAAGCTCATTCTTGTTTGCTCTTACAGTTGCTCTCTTCTTAGAAAATTCAAGAATGCCCTGCTGTTTTGCAATGTAAAGCAATGTAATACCATCAATTACAATCATGTCTGGCTTGAAAGGATTGCCCTCAGAGTCTAAATAAACTTCATCGGTTTCATTTCCTTCTTCGTCAAAGTCATAAAAAACTTCTCCATCCTTTGCTCTTCTAATAAAATCCTTTACTTCCGTTAATGACTGAGTGTATACAATGTATAAATTCTGTGTATCATAACCAGCTTCTTCATACTTTTCTACATATGTATCAACACTTCCTGCTTCTGCATCAATGTATAAAACCTTAAAAGGCTTACCATTCTCATCTGTAAGTTTCAAAGATTCAAGACAGAAAGAACTCTTTCTAGTACCCTGTTCGCCATAAACCAAGAAACCTAACTTTGTTTTTACTTTCTTACCACTTCTTCCAATTGCCATTGAAAATCCTCCTAATCTGTAATTAATATTTCATATTGGTACATTGCATCATATACCTTTGTTGGAATAACAGATTTATAACTATCTGCAACTTCCTTTATATACTTCTCTTTTTCTTTCTTGTACGCTTCAAACGCACTCATTGGGTTATCAAAAATTCCAATTTGGTATGTTTTTCTATTGTCTATTTTCAAACTTGCTAAGTAACGAGAATTGTCATACCAATAATAAGTAACTCCAATTGGCAAATTACCTCTTATCGCATATGATTTTGCAAACAATGAATTTATTCTATTTGGTACTAACAAACATGTTTCTGGTGAATAAACTTTATTGCTATGAACCAATATATCTTTATCAATACATAACTTTTCGTTTTGTACTTCATATTTATTGTTCATATACCAATCCGCAAAATTCTGAAAATTATGCCATTCTTCACATACATAACAATCTTCATATGTTTTTTGTCTATTAGTCCTAATATTGGTTGTATAACATCTTTCAAACATCTTTCTCCAAATTGAATAACAATGATAAATTTCTTTGTTTGATTTGGATATATTGGTGTATTTACCAATTCCAATATATCCAATTCCATATGCAGATTTATCAAATGGGTTTAATATTGTTCCATTTTTAAAATTCAAATAAGTTACCGAATATCTATACTTGTGTTTATCTTGAAACTCTATAACCACATCTTTGTTGCTTTTGTATTCTACAATGATGGCTTTAGTGCCATACTTTGTGTATGACACTTCGCCAACTCTATTGTTTTTAATTTCACTCATTAATTACCAGCCACAATCCTCGCTATCATCACCAGAGTTTTCTACACTTCCCCAACCTTCAGTAGAACCACCAAAGTCCTTCTCTGCATTCTTAGATGCCTTTGCAGCTTCGATTGCCTTATCAATCTCTGCTTCTGTATATGTAGTTGTGTCGATAGTCTCAGGGTCAGCTCCCGTAATTACTAACTCTCTAATAGTAGGTGCATTTACCTTATCCATGTTGTTTTCAGCACCCCAACAATCGGATGTAGTTACCTCTTCTGTATTCTTCTCTACACTGATATTTCCCCAAACCTTAATGCTTGAATAAGGCTTTAAGTTCTTGCTAAATACTCTTGCAAGGTTCATATCTGTGATAATGAATTCAGCATCTTCAACAGAATCGTAATTTACAATCTTCGCAGCTACAGTTGCTCTTGTCTTGTCTTCGTTTGGTGTAATACCAGTGAATACAATAACCTGTGTAAAGTCTGCTAATGCCTTAAAATCTTCTGCTTCAAAATCAATGTCCTTACCAAGAGATACCTGAGAAGGAACAAACTTAGTTGTGTGCTTTTCCTTGTAAGAACCAAACTCGATAGTACCCTTTACAAATACTGTCTTGTCATCAGAAAGGTTATCTCCGATTTCCTTACAAGCATCATAATCAGTCAAACGCTTCTTATCGTTTACTTCATTACCCTTTGCATCCTTTGTCTTAGTAACACCAACATTTACACCGATAAGGTTGTAATCCTTTTCTGCAAATGTGAATCTGTCCTTCCAAGGAACTTCCTTAGTAACTGTCTTGTTATCTTCCTTCTTGCTAAAGTAAACAGAATCTCTCTCCATACCGTTTAAGCTAACGAATACAGTTGAATTTTCATCAAACTGAACGCCAAACGCTACTGAACGCCAAGGCTTGTCTGTCTTTGTAAGCTTCTCAGTGTAGAAATTATCTCTCTGAGTTCCAGATACCTTTCCTCTTGCCTGAAAAGAACCTCTTGTCTGTGGTAAACCTAATCCTTTTTTCTTTGTTTCTGTTGCCATTTAATAGCCTCCTTGTAATATAAAAATTTTTAATAACTAACTAAATAACTTATAATTAACAGTCCTTTTGGAACTGGAATTTAGGGATAAATTTATGTAAAATCTATCTACAAACAGCTAATTTAGAGCGCACTCGCCCAAGGTGTGCTGTTTTGCCACCTTACAAACAAACGTATTCAATTTTCAAATCAATGGAATTTTTAAGATTCTCTTGTGTTATGTTTGTCTATTTAATACTTCTCCATTCAGCGATGCGCCAACATCGTTTTGTCTGAATAGTTATAAAATTCTAATTATCTGTTCATATAAGACAATATCTTTATCATTTACTGCTCTATCTACATGCATATGCCCGAAAAAGTGTCTTTTATATTCTGTACGTTGTCTTATGTTTTCCAAGTATTTAGTTAAAACATCTTGTTTGTACAATCCGTGTCCTAGTAAGGCGATTACACTAGCTGACGGGCTGTGAGTAATAATAAAGTCTACAGAGTTATTATTCTTCTCAAGGTTTTTTAAGCCGTTCTGCATCTCTGCGTCTGTTGGTAATTCTTCTGCCCACCACGTTAAACCTTTAATGCGATACATATATTTACCTTTTTTCTCTAAGGCTCTTGCTTTATCTTTCCAGCCTTCATCTTCATAATCAATAATGCCGTCTGAGATATCGTGCGAGGATGCGCCCCCGAATGCGAAAAACTTCTTTCCTTCTATATTAAATACTTCTCCTCTTTGCAATCTCAACACATGTGGTCTAATCTCATTTACAAGTCCACCATTCCACTCTTTAACCGGGTAAGCAGCAAGTCTTGGATGACATTCGTGATTGCCATCAACGAACACTGTTGTAAATGGCTTATCTTCTAACCATTTAAGCCAATATTTTTCTCTACTACTTTCTTCTCTATCCCATACAAGTCCGAAATCACCAAGAATTATAACTATATTCTCATCTTTGTTCCCACTAAACTCTCTCTGCTCATAGAAAGAATCTGTGCTTAGTCTTGTGGGGTTGCCGTGTATGTCACCGGTTATCCATACAGACATTAACCTCTCGCCACCTTTTTATTCTTAATCTTTTCGGCTCTCTCAGCTCTTTCTTTGTCAAGCTGATTATCTAACTTAGCCATGTCGCTTATCCACTTTGCATATGGAGTTTTGCAAGAAATATTCTTACTTGCTCTAATTCTCTGCTCTTTTCTCCATTCATCAGTATCCTTCTCGTAAGGATTTGGCTTGTAAGAATAAGTCTTTCCTGCTTCTCTACGCTTGTTCATTTTTTCTTCTCTTGTCATAACTTTGTCTCCTTTGCTTTTTAATCAATCATTTCTACATTTACTGGAATCCACATGTTAGGATTGAAGTTTAGTGTATATTTATACTTTGACACATCATTTGCACCAAGATTAAGATCTTCAATAATATAAGTTACATTATCACTTAACCCAACAAAATGTTTTACATATGTACCCCCATCTTCAACAATAACTTCAAGCTGATTATCTTCTATATCTGCTGTGATTGACATTCTTCCTGTCATCTGAAAGAGAACATCCCCTTCAATACAGTTGATTACTGTCAACTGTCTTACAATATTGAAATAATCTGCTTGTTTTGAAAGATTGTATGATGCTCTTTCTGCTTCTGTACATCCAGTTAGTGTAGCCACCACCAAACCGACTACTAATAACATTGTTAAAATTCTTTTCTTCATGTATTACTTCTCCTTTTCTGTTTAATTTCCACCTTAAAATCAATGTTTTATTGCCGTTTTCGACCTCTGAAACCCTTATAAATAAAGGGTTCTGAGACTCGAATCTTGCATTTTCGGCAATTTTGCTTATTTTTGCCGATTTTGTTACTTTTGGATTTCTGAAACCCTTATAAATAGGGGCTTTGCAGAATGTCAATAAAAGATTTATTCTATTGCTTTATTCAATGTCATCTACATTACTTTTCAGCACATCTACAATGTGAAACTGTTGAATTTTTCTCATTGCAATACAATTCAGATACTCTTTCCAATCAAATGTAGATAACACATTAATAATTTCTTCTCTCTTTTCTTTGTTATTAACTTTGATTTTGTACTCAGCAGAATAATGTTCACCATCTTTAAGTATCTTTCCTGCACTACCATCGCCCCAATAACACATACGAATATCAAAATCTCTATCATCATAGCCTTTACTATCTTGCCGATAGATTGTAATATCCTTTAATTTTGCAGATGGTTTTTTATTCAATTCACCACTTTGAGGTCTAGTGTAGATATTAAAGCAACAATGTAATTTTCTATCTGAATACCATTGTTCGCCTAAATCTTCACTGTAAACTAAGTCAAACTCATACATAGACCTTGTATTGTTCAACTGACTAATCGGAAGAATAAATGCTATATGGTCTGCAATATCAACAGATTTCTTGTAAAACTTCTGTGCCATATTCATACATCTACCGTAAGGTGGATTACCTATAACTAATCTTCCCCCTAAATATGTAGTGTCTGTTGCAAGATAATCTTTCTTAAATATCTGTGTGAAATTTGACTCACACTCTGGTTCAATATCATAGGCAAAGTGTGGTAATTGTTCTTCATGATGAAGAAAACTACCATTACCTACACTTGGCTCAATGATTTCTGAAATGTTTTGTTCACCAATCACTTCAAACACTTTGTCCCAACAATAGTTGGCAAGTGATATTGGTGTATAATACTTGTCATTTTCAACTTTTGCCATTTGTAATAGGAGATAGAATATTCTTTACGATGCATCAACTCTTGCCTCCTATCTATTTATTCTCTTTTTATTTTTGGAATTTTTGATTTGTGTTAATATGTTTGTTAGTCTTCTTAATACTTTTAAGCACCGCCAAATGCTTTATTTATCCGATGAAACCGAAATTTTAACAGGATTTTACTCGTTCCTGATAGTTACTTCTGTCTTTCTATCCCATGACCAATCCACATCAAAACCACTCATTATATCTGTACTAATCTTCTTTCCGTCCTTATATACTACTGGTCTACCTCTGTATGGAACAAACACAACAGCTTCAAAAGCATTATCTTTTTCTTCAAAAGTTGTTGATAATGTTTGATTGTAAAGATTAGCATAATACTGTAATGAGTCTGCTAAACTATCTAATGTTTTCTTCTCTATTCGTGCATCAATAAAACCTTTACTTATTTCACGGTAGTAAACACCCATGTCAGACTTTACTTCTTTAATTGCTTCTAAAATTTTCTTAAACATTTGTATCTCCTTTCAATTTTCTCGATAAAACCCCAGATTTAAGACATAATATACTCAATAGATTCCCTTGAACCAAGAATAACAGGATTTTCACCATTTGCTTTACACTTCCAAAAACTACTTCTCGCTCTTTCTAATTCAAGTTTTCTCTCTAATTCATCAACATCTACAGTATTATTCTTCTTTGTCTTGTTAGACTCTGCGATTTTTAAAATATCAGCAATATTTCGTTTCTCTTGTCGCACTCTTTCTGTGCATCCGACTTAGTAAAATGTAAATATCTATCTGCTTCATTGTAAAATTCACTCATTCCTGTCCAGTATCTCAGACCACCTTCATAACTTGTCTGTGTACTATGATAAAAAGAATCTTTTGAACTTCTATCAATTCTCTCAACAGTTGTAGTTTTAGGTGCAACTCTCCACACCTTAATTGTCTTATGATGAGTGCCATTGCCACCACATTTATGACAAAACTTGTCTATAATTCCTTTCTCTAAACATCTTTCACATGGAAGTTTAATTCTCATATCTTCCTGACGGATTTTGTACATTTCAATAGGAAACTCCATACATTTATTCTCCTTTCTAAAAGCCATCAAACTCATATTTGGGATGCTCACCAAAAAATATAAATGGGTTTGCATAAACAAAACTATGTTTAAATCTTCTCTTTCCATTCTTAGGATTTACAATTTCTGAAACATAAATATGGTCTTTCTTTTCTTCAATTCCTTTGTGTATCTGTTGGATATCTTCATCTGTCAACTCATCTCTATATGCAGGAATATATTCGTTCAAAAGAAAGTTCCAAAAATACTCCAATGTCATTCCATTAAAATCATGTTCTGTACATACAACATGTCTGTCTATTGAAATCGCAGCCATCATATTTATCACCTCAATTCCACCTTAAAACGTTTGTTTTATGACTCTTTAAACTTCTTTACATCTTCGTCAATACCTTGCCAATTAACATATCTGTCATACAAAGTGTCGTCTTCGTTTAATAATTTACCAATCATATCACTACATGTTCTTGCAGAATCACGCTCTACTCTTAACTCTGTATAATAAGCACTGATATAATCTCCAAGACGGATTAAGTCATCAATATCAGAAGTATCTACATACCACTTTGAATATCTATCCGCTAAAACTTTTACCTCTGGTTTAATCTTCTCTTTTTCTTCGTCCATAAGTTTATGAATTTCATCTAATTTGGCATGACGGAATTTCTTCTCTTCTGAATCCTTATCTAATAATCCAAGACCTGTAAAATATTGCATTGATTCTTTGAACAGCTCATTCCAATGACTATATACTTCTTCATATTTAGTCCAATATTCTCTCTGTTCTCTCATATAATCTAATAATTCTTCTGAACTGTTAATGTTGAGTAATTCACCTTGATATCCAACCACAAGATTATTAATAGACCAATCAATTTCGCCAATCTCATCTGTGAAAGTATTCTGCACCTTACCATCTACAATTACATGTAAAACATAATCATAGTCACAATAATCGCTTTCAGGATATCTATTTAAGTCAAGAATAATAAAATTCTTACCATAGTTATAATGTGGTCTTCTGTATGGAACTTCATCTCCAATTCCATAATATTTTAAATCGCCACCATGATAACTGATTTCGTCATGATATAACGAAACCCAAGGAAAGCATTTAACTTGCTCACCATTTATTGTGTCGTACATTCCCATTATCTTTTTCTCCTTCCTGTCACGAAAACTATATAATTATCGTGACATTTTTCTAAATAAAATCCCCGTTCAATCAGTATTCTTTATTTTCACAATTTTCAGGATCTTTAGGGGTATCTAAAATTTTTAATAAAGCGTCTGTCTGTGTAATAATACCATTAACAAAGTAACTATATTCTTTGCCGGCAGTTCCAATACCCCATTCCAAAGAATCTTTAATGGTTTTATATGTTGCACTAATTACTATATCTTTGTTCATATTTACTTATTCTCCTTTCTAACTGGCAATTCCGGTAACATTTCCAAAATCATCAAAGTCAATATCAATACTTTCTCCACCATATCCATTCTCAAATTCAATATGTTTATTGTCTTGAAAGTAAATATCTTTACATAATCTATTTAATATATTTAAAATCAATTCTCTTTCCGTCATCTTTTCCTCCTTAAAACACAGGATTTATTTAGACTCTTGCTGCTTCAAAAAACATTGTGTTATAGTCTGTATCACTGTCTTCTAAATATTCTTCAAATTTCTTTCTCATACAATCCTTTGAACACACATCAAAACTCTCGTAACTTTCAATACTATCATTACCCCAATCATTATGGTGGGTAGTAAGTTCCCAATAAGATTCTGCTGTAATCTCTTTTTTGCAAACATCACAATATCTAATTTCCTTTACTACTATTCTCTCTGTTACTGTACGAGTTTTTGTTTCGTATTCTTTCTTTATGCTCATAAACTCTCCTTAAAACTGACTATTTACTGCAACATTTCTGGGTAAAAATCGTATAGATAATCACCAAAATCGCCACATCTTTCAAAACCAGTTTCTCTCTTCCAAAACATCTGCCAATCTTGCCCACGTTTTGTTTCTATGAAGTCGTTATATTCTGTTTTTAAATCTTCCACTCTTTCTTCATAGGTCATTGTTCCTATGCATCACTTCTCCTTTTCTATCCTTGGAGTTTTGTACTTTTCGTACTGTTTTAATTTGCTTAACTTACACAATTCTTTTACAAACTTACAAATAATTTCTTCATCATCAGACTTAGATAATTCTTTTATTACGTCTAATGCGAGTAATTTATATGGAAAGTTATACATTATTCTTCTCCATTTCTACTTTAAATCATTTCTTCTATTGTTTTATTCACAATATTATTTACTTGTTAATATTGGACGCTCTGATTCTAAAACACCGTTTTCAGAATCTACTAATAAATCGACAGACACAGCAAATTTCTTTGAAAGCAACACTCTTAATTTTTCTCTTAATGTTAATTCGCACTCAATTACTATACCTGTATTCATTCTTCTTTCTATCTGTTTCATATATTAAATCACCTCCATAATACTTCCACAATTAGGACAGTATTTTGATTTAATCTTCTGATTAGCATAGTCGGTTTTATACACCTTCTTGCTACATACAGAACAATAGACACCTGCATTGGAACATTCATCTAGTAATTTCCAATGACCATGTTTTACTTCATTCTGTTCAAGTGTTGGCATAAATTTCACATGTTCCATAGCATCGTGAATTGCGTCCATATAACCCTTACCCCAATCGGTAATGCCATTCATATCTAATTCTCTTTCAAGTAGATTCATCAAACCACTTGCATCAATCGGTCTAATTCTCTTCATATAATATCTTCTCCTTTAAGTATCCATTGGGTCACAATCTGGATTAGGACATTCACCATAATCCTCATAGCATTTACTACAACAGAACATACACTCCCAATGGTCGCCTCTGTCACAATCATCACATACAGATGGCTCTCTGTAATCGTCATCGCCTTCGTACATAATTTACTTCTCCAATCTCACTATGAATCATTTATTTTATTGCCAATTTAATAGAATCCATCTACTCTTAAAAGATTTAAAATTTTTCTATTTGCTCCAATAATTCCTCTTCTCAAATCTTCATTATTTCCATGTTCTTGATACCATTCGATATCTGCAATACAACTTTCAATCAATTTGTCTAACAATGTCAATGCGTGTTCTGCTTTATCAAGAGCAATCGTATATCTACTATCTTCGTCTTCATACAATTGAATATCATTCCAATGTTCTTTATAGATTTTTCTATTAAGTTGCTCTAAAGTATTTATTGTTGTTTCATACTTTCCCATTATTTCACCACCTTAAAACCAAGATTCAATTGCTATTTTCAAAATTCTGTATATACTGGAATTGGATATTCCACACAAACTGAAACTCTCATTGGAACTCTTCTATCAATTTCTACTGGATAACCCATATATTTAGGTCGTTCTTCTATAGAAGACGAATAATTTAACTTGTATTTATCAATGAGTTGCTTGGCTACATCAATACCAATTACAATATAAATAAAATCATCACATATTCCCTTTTCATATTTCAACATATCAATATGGCTAAATATATATTGATTTAATAAACTTTCATTAACTTTTATCATATAGTTCTTCTATCTCCTCTAACGTTTGTCTACTTGCTTCTAATCCCATAAATCAAAATAAAACAACGAAAACAACTTCATAAAAGCATCTTTATTCTGCTCCATCACTGAACCAATCCTCTTATGGTCTTCTATGCTGCGACAACCAATCTCATAATCGTCATCGTAAATATTGTTCCCATATAATATCTTCTCCACATAGTCGTCATCCATCATCTGCAAATGAAATATCATTGTTTCCCAAATTAACTTCGTATATTTTTCGTCAAAAAACCCTTTCGGGAACTTCTTTAATAATTCATCATAATGTTCGCTTTGAGTGGGGATGTTGAATAATGAGTTTCCATGTTTTATAAAATCTTCCAGAATTCTAATCATTCTTCTACGAAACATTTCAAAGCACTCGATCATATCAAGGTCATCATAACCTCGCCATGCTCTACGCCATGCATATCTTAGTTCCCAACGAAGTTTCTTGAAGAAATGTCTGAGTCTTGGTTTATTCTTCATGTTACTAACGAAGAAATCTTTTAATCCTAAATCTAAATTATTGCTCATAGTATTCACCTGCTTTTGATTTATTTAGTTATCTTATCTGTTATTTTATCCAAATATTCAACTGACATTTGTTCAAATTCTTCTTGTGTAATTTCTTTATAAAAATCAATTACTTTAGGGTCTGATTCTTGGCTTATCATACTCCATTTGTTCGCTGTCCATAGCCCAATAGTCATAATCTGTATACCATACTCTTTCCAACAAAAGTCTCTATAACCATCAATTAGTACAACACAAGAAGCATATTTTTCATTTGGTCTATCTAAAATATCAATAATTTTAAATGCTTTGATATGTTGTTCATTTTCTATTTTATTGCACGTTATAAAACATTTACCAATATAATTTTTATGGTCATCTAACTCTTCTTTTCTCTTTTTATCAGAAAAATACTTCTCATATTCCTGTCGTTCAGAATGAAGTTTGTCTCGTTCTTCGTCAATTTCTTTCATTCTCTGACGCATTTGTTCTTCTGTCATTTGCTTATTTCCTCCATAAAACTCTGGATTTATAGACTCCCTAACAGCTTACACACTCTTACAGTGGTGGGTTTTGCCTCTTATTGAGTCGCAGGGTTACTGGTTTGGAGTCTGCCTACTATTAACCCTTTTTCGGCTTTGAAGTGTTATTTTCATAGACCTAAATACTGTCTTCCTGTACCTTTACAAGCTATACACATATCTGACTGCACTTTTTCCGGTAAGAAATCCCACAAACCAGTTCCGTTACACTCTAAGCACAGCACTTCAAATACAATGTCGTTTAATATTTTAGGTCTTACTTTTATAACTGTATCTCTCTGCCACCCACAATAAATATTTATGTTTTTCATAAGTTTAATTCTCATTTAACCACTTCAATATATGTTTAGCTGCGTCATCAGTTGTAAAGTTTGTTTTAGACACAAGATCCTCTGCTTCTGAATACAGTTCGTCCAGTTCTTTATTTATTTCCGAATATAAAAATAGGTTCGGTGCGTGAATATAAATATTTCTAATACATTCTCTTGCTGTTTCAAATCCACAATTTATTCCTATCTCTAATGCTTCTTTTAGTTTCATATTTCCCCCGTTTGCGAATTGCTAACTAGCCATATTTGGCGTATTAATGTGCAATATAGCTATTAACTAGCCATATTTGGCATGTAAGCAAAACTTGTTTGTTCAGATTGTGCTAATAAGTTTTCTTGATAAAAGAGTTGTTTTAACACTTATACATACACAACTAATTTTGGTATTGTAAAACCATCATCTTCATCATACTCTGCACATATTTGATGAATATCTTTATAATCATTATCCATAATAAGAATCTCGCATTCACTTGGATAATTTGCTAAAATACTCTGTAATTTTTCGTTTGTCATTTTATTTCCTCCTTATCTATAAAATGAAAATTGCATCGAGACTTTTCATATTCCTTACTTGGCAATTCGCTCCAACCAACAACCATATGGCTTAATCTCTTCCATTTTTGTGCCTTTGCTTGATAATGGACAACCTCAAACCAAACATTTCCTTCACAAGCACCTTGAAACATAACCAAATATGGTTTACTTTCAGTTGGTTTTACAAGGTCATAATTCCACATACCATTTCTTAATTTACCATCAGACTGCCACATACAGTTCTCTATACTAATACATTTTCCATTGTGATAATCTACACATCTATGATTTTCAACTTTACAATATAACTGCATTTACTCACTCCCATCCATTTTTGCTCCACATTCAGGACAAAATTTCAAACTATCGCTTATTGATTGTTTAAATCCACATTCAGAGCATATGCCGTACATAAGCATTGGATTAGGCTCTATGTCTGGATATGCATTTATCCAATGCCCATGCTTAACTACTTCAACTTCTACAGTTGGTTGGTCATCAATTGCCTTTAATATATTTTCTTCTGTAAAGAAACATTTATTATCACTTCTAAAATCTCTAATGTTCTCTGCCCACGCTTTGACATTACTCTTGAATAAATCTGCATCAATTGTTCTCAAATTACCACCTCCAAAATCCCAAATGAACCGATGATTTAAGTCTAAAATCACTCTCCAAAAGCCTTATTTTTCAAGGTTTTTAGAGAGTGAAATTTCTACTAGCCAATCATTTTCAAAAAATCTTCCTCTGAAATAATCGGAATACCCAAATCCTTTGCCTTTTTATTCTTTCCTGATGTAGAATTTACATCATTATTTATCAAATAATCTGTCTTTGATGTTACTGAACCTGTTACTTTTGCTCCTCTTGACTCAATATCCGCTTTAAGTTCGTCTCTGTTTTTATAATGATTTACTGAACCAGTAATTACGAAAGTCTTACCAAAGATTGATGTATTGGTATCTACTACTTCATAAGTAGATTCAAACTCAAACTCTTTTAATAACTCCATAAACTCATTATGGTTATCCTTCCACCAGCTACTTAATGACTTCTGCATTTCAGTACCAAATCCATCAATAACAGTGAAATCATAATCTTCATTCATCAACCCAACAAATGTTTCAATATCGTTCTGACAATGATTTGTAATATCCTTACTTGCAGACTTGCCAATTAACGGAACAGATAACGAATACAACAATCTCGCCATAGTAGTTTTTCTGCTTGTTTCAATGCTATCTAACAGTCTATCTACTGACTTATCACCAAATCCGTCATATTCTTTCCAAGGTTCTCTATAATAATCAAGCTTATAAATATCTTTGATACTTGTAAGCCAACCACGTTCAATAAGAAACTCGATAGTAGCTTCGCTCATATCATCAATATTTAAAGCATTCTTACTTACTGTATGACTCAATTTACCAAGCAACTTACCTTTACAATCTGGATTATCACAAACAACAACCTTAGTATCTTTGTCCTTTAGAATCTTGGTTAATCCACCACAAATCGGACATTTATCAGGAAATGTTGCAGTACCACCTCTTGTTAAATTATCTGCTATCTGAGGGATTATCATGTTTGCTTTGTAAACTGTAATAGTATCACCAATACCTAATTCTAAATCTTGTACCATACTCCAATTGTGAACGGATGCACGACTAACTTCAGTTCCATCAATCTCTACTGAATCGAAGATTGCCACTGGACAGAGAGAACCAGTCTTACCCATACTCCATTCAATGTCTCTCAAAGTAGTTATTACTTCTTCATCATAGAACTTAAAAGCAATAGAGTGCTTTGGATGATGACCTGTCATACCTAATGATTCTCCATATTCAATATCATTCATTGCCATTACAAGCCCATCAATCGGAAATCCAGATGTTTCTGCTCTATTTTTCAGAGAATCAACCATCTTTTCAAGGTCTTCATAATCGGATGTATTACTTGCATAAGTGAGCAAAGGAACTACATCAAAGCCTAATTCTTTTACAAAAATCAATCTGAATAACAAAGAACCACCATGAACTTCATCTACATTTTCAATAAATGGAACTTTCCATGCGATAAATTTAATATGTCTTTGTGCGGCTATATTACTATCCAACTGTCTTACAGAACCGCTTACAAGATTACGAGGATTTTTATACTTATCTTCTTCTGATAATTTAGAATTAATATTCTCAAAGTCAGGGTATGTAATAATTGCTTCACCCTCGATTTCTAATCTTCCAGTGTATTTAATCTGTAAAGGAATATTTTCAAATACTTTCGCATTATGTGTGATTAATTCGCCCTCTTCACCGTTGCCTCTAGTCTCTGCTTGAATTAATTCACCATTTTCATAAGTGAGTAGTACCGTTAATCCGTCCATTTTTAAAGACAATACACAATCATTATTTCCTGCAAATGCTCTCAAATCATCAACAGATTTTGTTTTATCAAGTGATAACATAGGATGACTATGTTTAACCTTTTCGAGTTTTGACTTCACTTCATAACCAACTGTTTGTGTTGGCGAATTAGACATAATCACACCAATTTCATCTTCTAATCGCTTTAATTCATCAAACAGATTGTCATACTCATAGTCTGAAATCTGCGATTCTGAATTGTTATAATATGCATTTCTATATGTATTGAGTTGAGTTACTAACTCTTTAATTCTCTTAATCTTGTCCAATCGCATTCTCCTCCTTATAATTTTGAACTAATTCATTTATCTTTGACCAACAATCTAAACAGATATGAAATGGTTGTGCTTGTAGTCTAAATGACTTCAAATAAATAATATCTTTATCAAATACCTCTTTATCGCACACTTTACAACTACAACTTCTTGTACATTTTCTTATCTGTAAATCATTAAATTCATCAACAAAATCGTATTTCTTCAACGTCACACCTCGTTTTCTATCAATAGAATTGGCTTTTTAAGATAACTGACTAAAGAATTCTCTAAGGTTAAACCACTTCTCATCTATAAAATTACCAATCTCATCAACAGTAGAACCCCAACCATTATCCTTAATTCTAATGTACTGACCTTTTAAATCTTCCCAATTATCTACACCAACAACATCAAGAATTTCTGAAATTGCTTCTAAACTCTTTGCAGAAAATACTCTCTTTTCAGTTTCTCTATCATAAGAATCTAGTGCGTAACCACCAACACCACAGCCAGCTCCGTAAAACTCTATGTAAATCATAAATGTAAAGATACCATGGTCTTCTCTACCTAACTTAGTATTTATAATTTTTGCATTTCTTATTTCCATATATTTATCCTTTCCTATTAAAACAGATTTTCTATTGCTCTAATCAATAATCTTATGCTCACATTTGATAACTCTAATGGATGCAATCATACTCATTAACTCACTAACAGAAGAAATCTCAATGTCACAATTCTCACCAGTTTCATTATAGAAAGTAACCGTCTTATAATCATCTTCTACAATTCTGAAACCATGAGATTCTTCTTCAAACCACTCCTCAAACATTTCTTCGATATTCTCTACTTGGTCAAAGAAGCAAGATGAATAATGACCTTCTGTTTCGTACTCAACTGTGATATATCTCTTATAGTCATCACCTGCTACCAATACAATTTCATATTCAACGGAATAGTGTACGTTGCTACAACCATCTACATAAGAATCTACAACTGTTGGCTTATCGGAAGAATGGTCTTTTACTTTATAAGGAATGAAATATCTTACACCGCTTGACAACTCCATGGCTTCATAATTTCTTAAATTGACATGCTTCTCAACGAGTCGAATATCGTTTCGCAATTTATCAAAAATCTCTGTGTTGCCATTTTCTTTATCTCTCTTAAAATAAGATTCGACAGTTCCATTATCATAAACCATAGCTACACAAGTCGCATAAGCATGTCCACTCCATTCACAACCTTCTCTAATCTCAATAGATGTTGTATTGCCTAATCCTGTATATTCAGGAATATTTTCATAAGATACCATTTCAATAACTTTACCCATACTAACACCTTTCCTACTTACATAAGTCTTCATACATAGCCTTATACTCTTTTAATTCTTCAAATAATTTCTTGTTCACACATACATGAGTATCATTACTAAACACCGCCATAGTTACAGTTTCATCGTTGTCTTTCTTAGGAATCTCATAACCTGCAAAGCCATTCTCTGCAAATCCTTTTAACCCCATTAAGTGCTGAAATACTGCATCAACTGCATTATCCGTAACATCTTCTTTATTACCTGTAATCATTCCTTTTTCTTCATTAACTGTCGCCCACCAAATAGTATTTGTCAGTGGTGTTGTCACTAATTTCTTCATTTATCTTCCCTCTCTTTTGCAATATTCTTAATCTTTTTAAAACGATTTTTATAACTACAATCCAAGCAAGGAGAATACTTTTCTACACTTTTCATTATTCGCTCATATTCTTTTTGATAAGCGTCAAAAGTAATAGTTTCTCGTTCTTCTTTTAGAAGTAATCCTGTTCGCACTATCTCAAATATGTATTGGTTTTCAGCATGAATAAGACTAAGCATCTGCATCATTTCTACATCGTACATTCTTATTTCTCCTTAAAATCTCGATTTCAAAACTATTTCCCATCATCCAAAAATCTTGTATCTAATTTCATATTCTCCACTTCTAATCTTGCGATCTCGCCAATTGCTTGCAGGTAGGGACAGTTTTCAAGCTCGCTGTCTCCGGCGGCACAATACCCAAACGAAGATATCCTGCAATATTTCTTTCTAGCCATTTCACATTTACTTTCGTTCATTCTCTTTATCCTTATAAAACAAACTTCTCAGCGTACAAATATCCTTTGGAATACTCTCTTTATCCTCTACATCGTGCAATTTTCTAACCCATGCATAATACTCATTTGCAATAGAAGTTGTTAAAGCAGATGTTTTTCTAATATATCCATTTCTGATTGCTTCGTGAGAAATACTTCTCATAAACTTCCAGAAATTGTAGTAGGCAAGCTTTAACTTTGTCATATATCCAACACTGTCTTCAATCACAAATCCCTCAATTTTACGCCCGTTATATTCATAATTTTCTTCTAAAATATCATAGTACCAATCGAAAAATTCCTGCCATGTAGCAATTTCAAACGCCTTTTCTTTTGGTGTAAGACTAAATTGATTAGCAATATCAACCATTGTGTCATACTCATACTTGTCAAAATCCATATTATTATGAACAATATCAAGTAAAAATAACTCGCTATTTGAATACTCAATAATGTGAGGATCATTCTTCATATCTACACATTCAAATACGAATGATACATTATGCTCCTTGATAAATTCTTTCATCTTCTGAATGTTCTCGGAAGAAACCTTCTTATGTAACATTTCTCTAAACCACTGAGCAAACTGGCTATCAATGGTAGATTTACTTGCAATAAATAAATCATCCTCATACTCGTTATAACTTACAATTCCTAAGAAACCATTCTCTTTTACATAAGCGGTTACAGGGAACTGTAATTTGTACTGCAACATATCAAACTTTGTTTCTGGTCTTTCATTAACATTAAAGAATTTATCATAAGCTCTCGCTACAACCTTACCCTTCATTGTGTCAAGATATAAACCTCTCGCCTTAGTAGTCTGCTCGTCCCAAACCTTGTCATAGAAAGCCTTATTGGTAAAGTTGAAAGAAGAAATATTTCCAAATTTCTTTTCCTGAATATATCTGTTAGAACGTAAAGCAATGATTGTATCTGCTACAGAACTACTTGTTACGGTCTGCTCACTCTGCATTTCAGGTGTTTTATATACGGTATTCTCCACCTCTACTATATGAATACCATCCTTATCAATCTGTACACATCTTAAATCGCCACCAAATTCAACTCTTCCTTCAAGGTTAAATACTCTGTCATTTACCTTTACTGGCAATCTCTTTGTGTTTCTGTGACCATGAATCTGATATACATTATCAGGTGTAGTTGCTAAGAAAGTTTCTGCAACCTTCTCAAAATCGTTGTAATTACCAACACCTCTAATCATCTGGTCTGTTGCTACATAAGATAAATTCTTTGGAAGTGTACTCAAACCAGCGTGTGTTACAAGATAAATATTGTCACCATACTTGTAATAAGCACACTGACCAAACTTTCTGTACAACTGTCTGATATCCTTCTTATCAATCTTTGCTTCTTCTAACTGTGGTCTTGTAATCAATTCAAATTCCTTTGACTTGCCAACACAGTCATTTGCATATAACCACAACCATCTTTCGTGATTGCCTTCAAGCATAAGCACATTCTTCTTATTCATAATGGAGATAAGGAACTTAACAACATCTGCGTTTTCAAGACCTCTATCAATATAATCGCCTGTGAAAATATACATCTCATCATCTTTAAGCCCACCATTATCAGATAAATACTTCTGTAATGCAGTGTTACAACCATGAATATCTCCAATATGATGAATCTTTTTGTACTCAGATAAATCAAACATCTTCATCCAAATAGTATCTAACTCGTCAGGCTTGATTACCTTGATACCAGATGGGATTTTCTGTGTTGCAAATCTTGAATACATCTTGTCGATTGCTTCTTCTGGTACTCTCTTTAATACTTCTCTATTCGCATTTCTTCTCTTGACTTCCTCGATAGGAATGTCAGTGAAGTCTACACAAAAGATTCTGTATCTGTATGTATTACACATTTCTTTATATCTGTTCATTTCGGAAGTCTTAGAATTTGTGGCATCAATTACCGTAAATTCACCTTTCTGCATTCTGACTTCCAACAGATTAAATAACGTTTTCCAAGTCACATTATCATTTGACTGACTAATACCTTCAGTTCCATCTACCTGCATAATTGGACTCTGACAAAGCAATCTAATATCATCTGCTGATAATGTATATGGTTTTAAACCATTCTGCTCAATCCATGTGGACTTGCCACATCCCGCTGAACCTCTTAATAAAAGTAAAATTCTCATTCTTCATTCACCTCTTCTTTATTGCGATATTCCCACGAGTATCCACTACATAATTCTCCAATTTCTTGTCTATGAGCTTCTAAATATTCCATAATTTCCTTAATTAAAGTAATCTCATATAAGTCAATTCCATAGTCATTTACATTGAATTTCTCACGATATTCGTTATCTGGTATGTATGCAAATTCCTCTACTGTCGTATATTCAATAGGAATAAGTGTCTTTTCTTCATAATCATTACTTGTGTCGTAATCTAAATAAACCTTTACGCCTAAATTATCTATCTCAATTTTTACATTATGTTCTTTGTCTCTCTTGACTATTTCCTTAATATCTTCTAGTAAATTCAACTACTCACGCCCCTTCTTCAACTGTTCTTTATACTGTCGGATTACCTCATGAGCAATCATCACCATGTTAGGATTCGCCTGTTGATACACATCCCACTTCTCTAATTTGTCGATATCAGATTCAAAGGCATCGCACACACCAATCTCGTACTCTCTTCTTGACCACTGCTGATTATGAATAGCACTATCAATCTCTCTAACAAGCGCATCAAATCCATATATTACTTCTTTATTAAAGAACGATTCATACTTAAACTTTTTAGGTGCTCTCAGATATTTTCTTACTGCTTTCTCAGTCCATTCCTGAACACGAATGTTATTAAAAATGTTATAGTTTACAACTTTCTTTTTGTTAAAGTCATAGTTCAAAACGTAAAACTCAAACTGCAAATATATCACCTACTCTCTAATTTATTCTTCAATTTATTTGCACTTTTCTCAGATAATCTACACTTTGCCAAGAAAGGAACAAGTGACCTAAATCCTCTGTAAAATTCAAAGTGACGCTTGATTGTTCCTTGTAAATTGTAAGGTAGCACCTGATAATAAATAGAATCATCCTTGTCATATGCCTTTAAAACAGCGTATATAGTCATTTATTCCTTCCTTTCCATCAATGAAATGCAAGTTCAATTGATTTTGAAATCTTTTACAACTTCTTCGATATGTGTTTCAACACTATCGGTTGTAAGCCACTCAAACCCATCCGTATCTGTTGTAACTAAATGTCTAAAACGATAAAGAAGACTTTCTTTAAGTTTTTCTACAAATTCCTTAATAGCACTATCCTTAACTTCTTTGTCATGTTCTTTCATGAGATTGGATAATTTTATGTCTTCCCCTTCTACACAATATTTTTCAAACAAATGGTCTTCAATTTTAACCCAACTCATTTTCTAAACCTCCTTAAAACGCAGATTCTATTGCCGTTATGCTATGCCCATACCCATCGTTTCAATTGTTTCAACAGATTCAGCACCATCATATTCGTGAATACAATACATTGTTCCTCTTGGAACATACTCAATATTCAACTGGCTATAACCACCCATATAAGGTTTCTTGTATCCAAGCGAAACAATAAACTCTTGCATTTCATCTTCACTAGGTTCTTCCTTTAACCAATATTCCACAATTCTTTTGTCATAAGCCAATTCTTTTTCATTCCATGTGCTCCAACCTGCACCAAATCCATAACTGACAAGTAAACCAAGTTCATCATTCTCGTTATAATATTTCTCTACCATAATTTTCTCCTTTACGACTCTAAAAAGTTCTTAATATCATTCATCATCTCTTCTGATTCATCTATGTAATATCTGTGACAATCTTTTCCATCGTAGTACTCAAAATATGGAATTGGATTTCCTTCGTCATCATACATAAATCCCAATTCAGAATATCCATCAAAATAAACTGAAACATTCTTATTGTTGTGTGATATATGAAATCTGATTACTGCTCCTCCGAATGGTGGAATAATCTTCACATCCCATTCCTTCTCAAAATGTAAAGCAGGAATCCTAGAACCCCACGCTCTACACTCTTGTAAGTTTTCATATTTTGAAATAATCATCGAATCTTCTATACTTCTCATTCTTTCACTCTCCTTAAAATGCGGATTCTATTGCTATCCATTTGTGCAATATGCACAATTTTAGTTAATTTTATAGCGTTTTTAGGGCTTGTTTTTAACTATTTTTGTGCATATTGTATAGTTACTTTTTACTGTTCAATTCTTGACCTAGCAATCTCAAAATATTGCTTGTCTAATTCAATTCCGATGAATTTTCTATTAGTATTCATACAAGCTACACCTGTTGAACCTGAACCCATACAGTTATCAAGAACTATTTCATTTTCATTGGTGTATGTTCTAATGAGATATTCCAATAATTCAACTGGTTTTTGTGTCGGATGAATACAATTTGCACCTACTATGTTTGCATATTCCAAAATATTATGTGGATAATTTGTATATGTAACTTCTTGATGAAATTCTCTTACTTTTCCATATGTATTTTCTTTCAATGAATTCCTATTATGTTTGTCTGATAACACAATTCCTTGTGGGTTATAAGTACACTGTTTCTTATAAAAAACAGATATATTTTCATATTTTCTCATTGGCTGCTTTTTACAGTTTAAAAAATTACTTGGTTTTGTCTTGCTCCAAATCCAATCGTATTTATAATTTTTCAAATTGCTATATCGCAATGTTGTACTAAATGGTTCTGAACCAAACAATACAATCGCACCATCATCCTTAATTACTCTATTATATTGTTTCCATAAAAGCTCAAATGGTATAATCGTGTCCCATTTACACTGTGTAGTGCCATATGGTAAATCGCACAAAATCATATCAATAGACTTGTTTGGTATATTGTCCATAATTTCAAGACAATCTCCTTGGTATAGTTCATAATTCTTATTGGATAAATTTATGTTTTTATTGTTTTCTTTCAAATGTCTTATTCATCAAGACCGTATACGGATTATTGCCTAGGATTACTTGAGTAACTCCTTTCTTTGTAATCATAAATGCTTGTTTTAAAGGTATTTGCAACTACTCTTTAAAAACATAATTTCTTAGTTTCACTTATTACTTCTCTATTTAGTTGTTAAAAATCTCGTTAAAACACTTTTTTCATGGTGGGATTAGCACTCCACGTACTGTTCAACCTTTGCAAATTTGGAATTTAAAGATAACTCATCCTTCTTTTTAATCCATAATTGCTCTGTTCTGACACCAATGTCTCTCATAGCTTTTTCAATATCGCTATCTTCACTAGGTTTTCCAGTTGCTACCTTTATGTAATATTTCTCTTTTAATTCCAAAATGTATTGCTTAAATTTTTCTAAATCCTCTACATCATCTACACGAATAATCTTTTCTGGTTTATTTACATAATCATCTCCAAGATATTCAAATGATGCAGCGATTCTTCTGTCACCAGTAATACCCGTATGAGCTAATCCTTTTTCTTGTTTTTGAATATTCGCATTGATACGACTAAAACTTCTAAGGCTATTACTTGTTGTGGTTTCTTTCCAACCTATAGTTTTAGACAGATGACTCTTAATTCTTACGTGAGTTGTTCTGATAAAATATTTATAGCCACGTTCAACATAATAATTCGCTAAAAAGTCATTCACTTTTGTTCCGATTCCAAGACCTTGATAATCTGGAAGTACAACTAATCTATGTTGCCTATATGCGTACTTAACTGTTCCTGACGGCATAGTTAATACACTTGCCATACCAACCAATAAGTCATCCCAATAAACAAGATAGAACTTGGCTGCTTTGTTGAAATCTCCACTTAAATAGTGATGACTCCTAAAAATGCGCCACAAGTCTTTGGAGTCTGTTTCGTACACTCGTAGCGCAATGTTTCCCCCAAGCATTCACCTCGACAATCAAACACTGCTTCTTCATCCAAATCAATTACAATATCTGGCTTTAAGAACGGAATGAAATCCTTGTGACATGAGCAGAAAACAATGTTATGTAATCCCTTATCTCTTATGTATTTCTGAATACCATTACAAGTTGACTTAGCAACGTTTCTGTCAATAGTTGATGTAAACTCATCAAAAATCATATAACTGTCAAGATTTAAAGCTAAGTCTGCTCTGAATCCTTCGCCTACAGACAATACTTTTCTTGGTCTACACCATACTGGCATACTATTTAAACCAACTGCACTTAACTTTTCACAAGCAATATCTGGTGTCTCATAGTTAGAAACAATTGCTTCATCATCATATTTCCTGTTATTAAATCCGTATTCAAAATCAAATTCCTTTAACAAAGTGGATTTTCCACTTCCACTTGCGCCTACAATGCATAAAATGTTAAAATCTTCTGGTAACTTTGGCAGTTCAAAAGGGAAAACTACACTCTCACCAGTAAAGTCATAATCAAAATTCTTCGCTACCATATCTGTAAATTCATTGGTAGATACCTTTGTAACCAAAGGTGTTTTCTTTCTTTTTAGGTTGCATAGAACCTTACAATCCTTATAATCCATTAATTTTTAGGAGCAAAGACAGTCTTTTTATGTGCGCACAAAACTCTTTATCTCCTTTCTTTATGTAATTGGCACTCACGATAGAGTGCCTTATATTTTATAATTTGTTAACTTCTTTGCCTGTTGCTTCTTTGTAGTCAGCT